ATGGATGCGGACATCGTTGATATATCCGAGAAAGAGCATGAGTATTTCGATGAGGTTGAGACCAAGATGGGCTGCTCAATCGACATCGAGCAGCGTGCATGGTATATCAGCACACGCGATAACGTGTACTCAGGTCAGGACGACAAAATGTGGCAGGAATATCCGTCCACACCTGACGAGGCGTTCCAGCAATCAACACAAGGCTGTTATTACGCCGTTCAAATGACCAAGATGCGCAAAGAGAAGCGCATTACTCGCATTCCATTTGAACCAGGTTATCCAGTCAATACGTTTTGGGACATCGGCAACCGCGACGGCACGGCGGTATGGCTGCATCAACAGGTTGGAGCTCAGCATCGCTTTATTAAATTTTTTGAGGGATGGGGCGAGTCTTACAGCTATTTCGTTGGTAAGCTCATGGAGTTCCAACGTCAAACAGGCTGCATCTATGGTCGCCACTATCTACCGCATGACGGCGCACACGAACGTCAGGGCGAAGTCAACAACACATCACCACGCACCATGCTTGAAAATCTAGGATTGCGTAACGTCGAGATCGTTGAGCGCGTGAGTGAGATCCAGCACGGTATTCAGGCGACACGTGATTATATGTCGTCATGCTGGATTGATGAGGAAGGCTGCAAGGAGGGTATCGTTCACTTGGATAGCTATCGCCGTACATGGAACGAGCGACTGGCTTGTTATACCGATCAGCCATTACATGATGAGCACTCAGAAGCCGCTGATGCATTCCGTCAGGCTGCTCAAACGTTTGTCAACAATAGTCACACGGTTTCAACAGGCAAACGCCCGAAACGGCGTAATAAAGGCGGCATGGCTGCTTAAATCTATTATTATTGGAGCGTGTACGTGAATAGAATCTGTTTAAGTGGGCTATGCCCTTGCTTCATTCACGTAGACGCAACGAACAATCAATAACTTATGAGGGTAAGTGTATGAGTTATAAAGACAGCGCAGGTCGAGTGGTAGAACAATCGGGCGCAAACGGCGGTGCTTTCGTCATTATGGTGGATACAAACGGTAATCCAGTGGCAGCAGGAAGCACAGACTTAACGCCGTTGACCACTCGTTACGGTGATGTATCTGCAAACCCTGTAGCGAATACGGTGCTAGGACGCTTAAAAGACATCACGAACGCAATCTATGCGCCTAAGTACACCACAGTCACGATCACTAACGTGACGACATCAACGACTGGTACCGCGTTTACGGCGTTCGCCTCTCTTGCTTGCGAGATCCTTGAGGTCGTCAATGACACTGGTACAGATCTTGAATATCGCCCTGGCGGTACAGGTCTATCAATGATCATTCCAACAGGTCAGACACGTCAGATTCTCGGCATCACAAACGCAAACCAAATTTCATTTAAGCGCAAAGACAGCAGCAACACGCCAGTCGTTGTACGAGCTGAGGCTTTTAAGATTTAATTTTATTACATTGGCTTGGATGTTGTTAAAATGGCAACAGATGGGCTATGACGTAAACGGAGAATCACAATGGCACAGTTTGATCTTGATCTCACTAAGCCGCACTTTGAGAAGAAGCGAGGCGATCTGATGCTGTACGGCGCTTGGCATGGAAAGCGATTGCGTCCTTGCCTTGTGGTACTTCCTGCATATCGCATGGGTAACGCTGTACCGCTTGTTGTTGAAGTGGATGACGCTTGGCAGTGGCAACCTGACGACATCGACGCAGATCCACGCCGTAACGCTCACTTGATCGGCATGTTCCTGCTTCAAAACGGTATGGACGCAACTAACACGTTCACGGCGATGAAAGTTGCATCCCTGATCCACAATCATTTAGGCGACCTGTTACGCATCCCACCAAAGCCAGTCGATGACGAGCAAGTGGTGGGCGATGTATTCCACACGGATCTCGACACAGGAAAGGTCACTCACAAGGAGATCATTGAACGTGTTTGATGCAGATCACAAAGATAGTGGAATGGACTTTGCGAAAGGGCGACTAGACAGCAGCGATCCATATACACGTATGCCTGAGACTGAGCAGGTCGGCAGCAAGAAACGCCATCCGCTTGATAGCGATAAGATGGAGGCACAGCGCCGTAAGCTGATGGCTCTATACGAAGATGAGCTAGATCGACAGTCTGAAAACCGTCACGATCAAGCCATTGACGAGGATTTTTACGACAATATTCAGTGGCGTGAGGAAGATGCTCGCGTGCTTAAAGATCGTGGCCAAGTACCATTGGTCTATAACGTCATTTCATCGAGCGTGAATTGGGTGCTCGGTACAGAGAAGCGAGGGCGCTCAGACTACAAGATCCTGCCACGGCGTAAAGATGCGAGCAAACCTGCAGAACGCAAAACACAGTTGATGAAGTACCTCAGCGATGTGAACCGCACGCCGTTCCATCGCTCTCGTGCATTTGAGGATGCAGTGAAAGTCGGTCTAGGCTGGATGGAGTCAGGCGTTCAGGATGAGGATGACGGCGAACCAGTTTATAACCGCTATGAATCTTGGCGCAACATTCTTTGGGATAGCGCCTGCACTGAAAAGGATCTGACTGACTGCCGCTATATCTTCCGTGTGAAATGGGTGGATCTCGATGTTGCTGAGGCAATGTTTCCTGATCGTGCTGGTATCTTACGTGCGAGCGCTGCAGGTGTGAACTCATACGGCATTGATAGCGACGGCGACGAGATTATGGACTCGCAAGAGGATCTGCTCGGCGGTTATGCATCTGTACGCAATGCGATCAACGGTTATCGCCGTGATCGAGTACGTTTAATCGAATGCTGGTACAAGAAGCCAACCAAAGTTAAGCGTATGGTAGGTGGTGACTTCTCAGGCGAGATCTATAACGAGAAAGATCCTGCACCTGGCCACACGGCGGAAATCGAAGAAGGCAAATCCGTACCAATGAGCCGCACCATGATGCGGATGCACGTCTGTATCTTCTGCAACACTGGAATGCTTTGGTTCGGTGAAAGCCCATACCGTCACAATCAATTCCCGTTCACACCGATCTGGTGTTATCGCCGTGGTCGGGATGGTCTACCTTACGGCATGATCCGTGGAATGCGTGACATGCAAGAGGACATCAACAAGCGTGCATCCAAAGCTTTACACATCCTGAGCACGAACAAGGTGATCATGGATGAGGGTGCAGTCGATGACCTAGACGAGTTCGCTGAGGAAGTGAGCCGACCTGACGGTATTATCGTCAAGAAGCAAGGCAAAGAGCTTACAATCAATGTCGAACGTGAGCTTGCCCCTGCACACATGCAGTTGATGAGTCAATCTATTCAGATGATTCAAACGCTTTCAGGTGTGACAGATGAGAACTTAGGGCGTTCAACCAATGCCACCAGTGGGCGTGCTATCACGGCGCGTCAAGAACAAGGCAGCATGACCACTGCAGGGATCTTCGATAACCTGCGTTTCGCCGTTCAGGTGCATGGTGAGAAAGAACTATCTCTCATTGAGCAATATTTCAGTGACGAGAAACAATTTCGCATCACGAACATGCGAGGCACGCCTGAATATATTACAATTAACGACGGATTGCCCGAAAATGACATTGTTCGCACGAAAGCGGACTTCATTATCAGTGATGCTGATTGGCGTGCAACGGTCCGACAGGCTCAGACAGAGGAGCTATTTGCGCTCTTACAGCAGCTTGCACCAGTTGCCCCTCAAGTTGCCTTGGTTATGCTCGATCTCGTTGTTGAGACGATGGATATTTCTAGCCGTGATGAGATCGTGAAGCGAATCCGTCAAGTGACTGGAATGCGAGATCCTGATGCAGAGGAAATGACACCCGAAGAACAACAGGCGGAAATGGCGAAGCAACAGGCTGAGCAGCAGCAACAAGAGATCCAAATGCGTGATGCTATGGCAACCATTGCAGGCAAAGAGGCAAAAGCTCAGCGTGACATGGTGGCAGCTCAGAAAGATCAGGCTTCGATTAAACAGATCCTTGGTCTACTCGCTGGTCAGAACATTCAAACGCAGAAAACGGCGCTTGAGGCTGCTCTCGCTGCGATCAGCGTACCTGGTGCAGTGCGTGTCGCGGATACAATGCTGCATGAGTCAGGCTTTGTATCTCGCACCGAGGAAGATGAGGCAACCGCTGCCGCCGTGACTGAGGCACAGCAAATGCAGGAGCAACAAGCCGCACAGCAACAAATGGCTGTACAAGAACAAGGTCAAGCCGTACAGTCGGCAGGGCTTCAACAGTTTCAACAATGAAAGGTAGGACACTATGAGTATTGAAGGTTTAAGCGCAGAAGATCTAGCAATGCTGACTGATGAAGAACGCGCAGGTTTGCTCGATGACGAAGATGAAGATGATGATCAGGACGTTGATGACGCTGACGACGATGATACTGGTGCAGATGGGAAAGCGGACGACAAAGGCGACGAAAACGACGCAGATGTGGACGATTCTCAAGATGCTGATGCTGACAAAGATGGTGAGGGTGAGGATAAACTAGACGATCCCATTAAGCCGACTCCGCTATTCAAGGCTGAGCTACCTGCAGACATCGAAGCGAAGCGCACTGCTCTTGACACCCAAGAGGATGACCTCGTTAAGAAATTTGATGAGGGCGACATCACGTTTGCTGAATACAATAAAGAGCTACGCAGTCTTAATCGTGAGCGTGCTGATCTTGATCGTGCTGAGCTAAAGGCTGAGCTGGCCCAAGAAGCACAGCAAAGCCAAGTCGAGCAGACATGGCAGACCACGGCGAATACATTTGTTGCCGAACACCCATTGATCTCGAAAAACGAGACGATGTGGAATTCATTCGATGCTATTGTTCGCCGTGTGACCGCAGAGACCATGCAGAAGGGCGAGCAGCCTAGTCGCCGTGATCTCGAAAAGGCATACAAGCAATGGACTGAGGATCTTGGCATTGCTGATGCTGGAACGCAGAAGTCTCAACCAAAGCAGAAGAAACAGAACGTTGTTCCGCCTAACCTTGGCAAAGTACCAGCAGCCACGGCGAATGATACCGACGACGGTAAATTTGCACACCTTGACCGCCTTGCTGAATCAGATCCGTTGGCATTTGAAGCTGCACTAGCGAAAATGTCAGATGCTCAACGTGATGAATATATGCAGGCAGGCTAAGGAGAGGCACAATGGTAAAGCATGATCTACGTGTAGGAACTACGATAGAGATAGGTGATACAAAGATCCGTCTTGAGCGCAAATCAGGTCAGCGTGTATCGCTTATTATTGATGCTCCTGCCGACGTGCCTATTAAACTGCCCGAAAAATTGAAAAATACACAGGACAACGCAATAACTTAGGCTTGAGTGTTTGCATTTCAACAACACTCAGTTGATAATCATAATGGTGAAATGCTGCGCATGATGTGCGGTGAACCAATAAACCGCATGTTGTGAGGACATTTTACTATGGGTCAGACCGTAATTCCCTTCGGTGATCCGAAGGCACAAAAAAAATGGTCAGGGCAGCTCTTTGTAGAGACAACTAAAAAGAGCTACTTTGAGCGTTTCGAGGGTACTAGCGAAAACTCTGTGATTCAGCGCAAAACTGAATTGGAGTCGGATGCTGGTGATCGTATTTCATTCGACTTGTCTGTTCAGTTACGTGGTCAGCCGACTTCGGGTGATGATCGCTTAAAGGGCAACGAAGAAGCGTTGAAGTTGGTGAGTGGCTTAAAGTTGGTGAGTGGCTTAAAGTTAGTGAGTCGCTTAAAGTTGGTGAGTGGCTT